TTATTTGATAGAAATGTAAAAATATATGAAACTAAGGTTTATTGCATTCAATCCTAATAAAAATAGTTTTTATTACAAAGGTTTTCTTATCGTCCTTTGTGAGTCTTTTTTTAGGGTTTATCTTTGTTTTATAATTTAAAAATAATGACAACAAAACCTATAAAAGAAATTTATTTAAACCCAATGCAAATGGTTGCTGTAGAAGCAAACCGCGTGGGGAAAGTAAAAAATATATGCATAGAAGCAGGACGAGGAACAGGTAAAAGTACTATATTAGGTTGGTTCGTAAAAGAAGCTGTTAGACAAATGCCTAGAGCTACTGGCGTGCTAGTTGGGGCTACTTTTGTACAAATAAAAAGCCGTACATTTCCATCAACCAAAGAAGGTTTAGAAATGTTTGGTTTATATGAAGAGGTTGATTATGTTGTGGGGAGAAATGGAAAATCAATGGGATATGAAATGCCTTTCCAAGCTCCAAACTCGTGGAGTAATGTTGTCCATTTTTCAAATGGTTTTATATTGGTTTTAGTTTCTTTGGACGACCCAAATTCAGGGCGGGGACTTAATTCATACATTGTAATAGGAGATGAAGCCGCACTATTGGAACACGATAGATTATTTAACAACGTACTAACTACAAACAGAGCTAAAAAAATAGAGTTTGACCGCGCTTCTTTATTGAACGCTACGATATTTACTTCATCTGTTGCATTAACTCAAACTGGTGAATGGTTTACTGAACGAGAAAAATTAGCCCTACAAAAGCCCCAAGAGTATTGTTTTATCAAAGCAAATGCAAAAGTAAACCGAGAAAACCTCAAACCTAATTGGATAGAAGAAATGTATGAACAACGAGTTTCTGATTTGTTATTTAATGCTGAAATTTTAAATATCCGTCCGCCAAAGGTAGCAGAAGGTTTTTATCCTCAATTGTCAGCCGATAAACATTATTATAAATACAAATACAATACTTCAATGTTAAGTGACTTTGCACAAAGTTACACCCCTAGTTGTTCGTATGATACAGATTTAATAAAAGGAATTCCATTAGAAATATCGTTAGACTTTGGAGGTAGAATAAATTGTGCCATTGTAGCTCAAACAAGCAAGGTAATGAATACCTTGAATATCATCAAAGATTTTTTTGTAAAAAACCCGCAAAAACTATCAGACCTTGTTAAAAAAATCATTGAATACTATGAACCACACAAAGCCTCTTGTAACAAAATATATCTTTATCACGACCGCTCTGGGTTTAAAAGCGAAGCTAACAGTAAAACCACACTGGCGCAAGATGTAGAAAATATGCTTCGATTAGCAGGCTGGCAAGTATATAACAAAACACCAAACACAAATAACCCAAGCCATATACTCAAATTTCGTTTATTAAACGATATTTTGGAAGAAAATAACAAAATTTTGCCGTTTGTTCGTATCAATGAAGATAATTGCCCAAACCTGATTGTTTCTATGGAAAATGCAGGACTAAAACAAAAAAAAGACTCTTTTGAAAAAGACAAAAGCTCTGAGCGGTCAAAAAAAATAGCACAAGAACACGCTACACACCTTTCAGATTGTTTTGATTATCTTTTATGGTGGAAGTATGCCTACTTGTTGGATAACAGCTACAGAGATTCATTTATTATAAGCTCTATTTAATATATTTTCTGATAATAGATAAAGAAAAAAGCCCTCGTAATGAGGGCTTTTTCAGGTATTTTGAATACCTTTCTGAATTTCTGTATATTTGAAGTAATAGTAAAATAATCCTTTTGTACGGATACCCATTTCACGATGTCCGTTTATCATTGCAGATATTTCCGCTTTTGCAATACCAAAGTCCGCAACTAATTTTTTGCTTCCTATTTTGTATTTATTCATTTGTTCTTTTATCCATTCAGGAGTAACTATTTCCGCAGGAGCTTCAATATAAGGAAAAGTAACTTTTTGTATTTTCCAATCCTCAAAATAAGTTCTAAAAGTTTCTTCTACAATCTCCATTAAACGTTTATCATCAGCATAATTTTCATGCGGGCTTTTTTCTTGATGTATTTGTATCCTGATAGTTTTTTCTTCTACATCTAAAAACTGAATTTTAAAAAAAATACGAGCATATCGCCTTTGCATCATTGCTGAATATTCAAGGCTATCTATTTGCTCATTAGATAACAAGCTTTTTAATTTATGTAGGTTTTTTATAATATTTTCCATAATTATTTTTTAAAAAGGGGATTTCTCCCCTTTTGTTAAAGTCTAATTTCTGATTGTGTATCAATATGATATATTGCTATTTGTTTGTTTGCCTTTCCTAGTTGTAAAGCGGTTTCTAAATCTTGAACAATCATTACACAATCATAATAAAATTGTTTTTGTTTCTCATCAAACCAACCTCCTACACAAAAAGTACTTTTTTCTGCTACTTCAATCACTTTTTTTAACCCATCATCTCCGAAATGGTTTTGCGTCAATTGCATCGCTACGATATAGCCACTTTTAGGAGTTGAAAAATCAAGTAAAGAAATTGTAAATCCGTAAGGGTTAATTTCTGCAATCTGTTTGATTTTGTTAAATGCATTCATTTCTTTTTTCGCTTGTTTGTTTAACCTGTTAGCTCTTCAGGCTTTAATTATTTTTACACTGCAAAGATATTACAAACTTTTTAATTATACAAACTTTTTGTAATGTTTTTTATATAAAATAAATGTTAAAGTTTTGAAAGCTATTTTATTAATTCATCTAGTTTTTTTACTTTCATTTTTAGTTGTTTGAGTTCTTCTGTTTTCCTAATTATTTTTTCTTTCAAGGTAAAAGAAGCTTTTTCTTTATTAGTTTCCATTATTGCTGTCCATTTTAGCAAAGATTTTTCACGAGACACAATATTACTTCGTAAAGTATTACGTTTTTGTACAAGTTCCACAGGGCTAAGATTTGAAAAATCTTCTTCTTCTTCAGTTAAAATTCGTTTATGTTTTTTCCAATGTTCTAAAATAATATCGTCAGTATCCATTTGCTCAAAAAGTTTCCATATTTTGAACTGTAAAACACGTGCTTTTTCTTCTTGTGTGGGCTGGAGTTGGTTAAGTTGGATTTTTAAAGAACAAGCTTTCAACCACGCATCTTTCTTTCTAAAAAAAACAGAATGCAATGCAGGCGGATAAGAAGCTATAAGCTCAGAAAAAGAGCTTTTTTCTTGTTGTTTTTCGTTATTAGAAGTTGTGTTTTGAAGCGGTTTTTCAGGGATAGGAATAACCCTTGTGCTTTGCAGACGTTTAATTTCTTGTCTAACTTTAGCTTCGTTTTCCAAAGAATAAAAAGAATAAACGCCTTGAATTTTTCCTCCAAGGCGCTCTAATTCTATTAATAATAGTTGATATTTTTCTTTATAATTTTGCATCATCAATAGCTGTATTTTCCTTTTTCAATTGTAATGCTTTTTCTAAAATTGGCACATCTTCAGGATAATTTTCTTTTTTAAAAAGAATTAATTTCTGTAACAATTCTTCAGAGAATTTTTTAAAAATTTCTGTAGCATCTTCTTTTAATGATAGATTCGGGAATTTTCTACAATACAAAGAAACAGCATTATATGGCACAGAACTAAAATCAATCATTTGTAGTCCTGCTTGTGCTTCTTTATCTCCTGTGTAATAAACTTTTACACCAGGAGTTAAAATATTAAAAAAATCAGACAAAGGGCGCTCAGAGACGACCGTATTTGAAATGTTCTCCGCCTCTGAGATTTGCCCTTGTGTGTTTTTAGCCTTCTGTAATGGTTCCAGCATACTTATACAATTTAGTATTAGCAGTAATTTTTAATATTACTCCTGCATCGTCTTCAGCTTTTTTACCTGTGGTTGCTTCAGCAGAATCCATAAAAGCAGGATTAATTTTTGTACCTACTACCCACAAAGTACCAACAGCATCAGGAACTATAAATATCATAGGAACATTTTTATAACGTCCTATAAAATCTAATACTTTATCTGAGAAACGAGGTATTTTACTTTCAAAATCTATTTTAGCTTTTTTGTTTCCTGCATTTCCTACAAGGCTCATTTTTAGTTCATTTTCATTGATTTGCAAATCAATTCCTTTCCAGGTTGAACCTTGTTTTAAAGCTAAATTTGCTTCTTCAATGGTATTTGCTTTTCCTAACTCTCCAGTATTAGGAGGTAGTATACATTTTTCTAAGAACGCAGCAGGAGTATAAAATACCCTAGTGGTTACACCTCCATTAACTTCATCATTTGGACAACTATCCAATGACTCAAAAGGGGCTGTATCAAAACAATTTTTTGCCATTTTTTTATTTTTTAAAATTAAATTCTTTCAATCAGATGGCTATTTTCTCCAATAAGATGTACTAAAACATCTTCATTTTTGATAATTTCTTCTTGTGTAAGGTTTTCACCTCCAAAAAGAATAATTTCAGGTGCATCATCTGCAAATTTGTAACGTTTTTCACGGAAAACAAATCCTATTTCTTCTTTTGAATCTGTAGAAGTTGTTTCTTCAACTTCTACAGGTGTATTTTCTACTT